ATTAATTCGCTAAACCTAAGAACAGGTTCAGCTAAAAAAGTAAAAGCAACAACGTCACTAGCGGCATAACCAGCGTCACCTGACGGAATATCTAACGGCTCATAAAACTGTATAACATCGGGTGAAGGCTCCTCGTTTTCATCAACTATACCAGTTATAATATTTTCAATTTTACCAGTAAATATTATATCATCATTAGCATCTAAAGCCGTAACAATCATATCTTTTCTATAGTCAGAGGAATCTTGAACTTCAAACTCAACAAAGTTTGCTCCTTCTGTTGGAAAAGTATAATCTGCTGCCATCACGCCATCTGTACCAGTAGCTGGTTGAGTTATACCCCAAACATCAATAACAACAGGTGAATCTGTTCCATCTACATCTTGCTCTAATATACTATCTATATATAGTTTTTTTGTTGTCATAGCAGATGAAGACGTTAACACCCCTGGTGATGCAAAAAAGAAATATGCTTTATCGTTTTTTTCATCAGCTATTGCAGCTATATTTTTAGTGAAATTATCACTACCAAACGTATATGTAGCAGTTGTTAATGTAGTTGATGCTCCAGACCCAATCTCTTCATTACCTTTTAAATTCTGAACAGTTCCAGCATCAGCTTCACCACTAGTGCTACCATCAGTAGTTCTAATCTGTATATTTAAAGCATCTCTATATTCGCCGTTTTTAACAAGTCTCTCATCAAGATCTTTGTTCATTTTACCAGCGGTAAAAGTGTGTTTAATTTCTGGCATCTGTTATTATTTTATAGGTTTACTTAATCCTTTAAGTACTTGAGTAAACTCTTCTATTTTTATATTAGATAATCGTATTTTTGCTTTTCTAGTTTCAGCAAATCTTTCTTTTTTATATCTATTAATGATATATTCTGGTATATTTGATCTAGTTGATAACATACCATGCATAATCCACTTGTATACTGCCTCCTCACAAAACTTATGTACAATCATCTCAGTGTCTGTTCCTAAACCATCACTAATATATTTTAGTGTAATTGTTTTTCCTGATAAAGATGAACCAAAAAATATATAACCTGTTCTTTGATCAATAAAAAAAGTACCATTAACCTGAGCGTGCTGAGGATCTAATCCATATCGTCTACCTCTATTATCTACCTCTATATCAGTTGTATCATCAGCATAAGGATCTGTTTCAGTTTGATCTTGGTAATTATCCCAAGTATCACTAGGATCTTGTTCTGATAAATTATCATTAGTGTTATCAAAAGTATAATTTCCATCAGAATCTTGATTTATAGCAAACGGATTAGATGTTTTACCCGTTGGATATAATACTCTTTCAATACCGTTACCATCAACCCTAACTAACTTTACGTAGTTAACGTAATCTTGAGGTAGCATCATTTTTAATGTTGCTGGAACTTCTATTTCTTGAGATTTGACAGATCGAAATACATCATATGATAACTCTTGCATAGCTCTCATTGCATGGAATTGAACATCAGTTCTATTGGCTTTTGATAATATCTTTCCTTCCCCCACGTAAACATACATAAAAGCATTTATTATATTTTCTAAAGAAACAAATTGATATGTTCCAAAGCTACTACCAGTATAGTAGTTATTTTGTGTTTGATTGTCTAGTAATCCCATGTTTAACTATTTTGTTCTTGTTTAGTCATTTGTATAGCTGTCCCTCCAGCCTGTTGAATATCGGGTTGCTTGATAGTTATACCAACTAGCATTAGTATTCTTGAAACTAGTGACTCTTCCTCTGAAGCGTGTAATTCAAAGTTAGTACTAGTGGTGCTATTGTATAAAGCTTTATTATTAACTACTACATATCCCCAATTAGGTGTACTTGGAGTCTTATAATAACTAACTTCAAAGTCGGTTGAAGTTGTTGGAGCTGGATATATAGTTAATACATTGTTATCTTCTCTAACAAAAACAGATCTTAATAAATTAGCTTTAGTTAGAGGGTTATTTTCTGTATATGCTATTTGAGATTTATTTACTTGAGTAACCCTGTTGCTGTTTCTGGAAACACTTATTAACTTATAGATATCTGTTGGCATAGATAAACTAGACGTACTAGTAGAAACAGTTGTATCAGTGTGAAGTGATTGTAATTTTTCTTCTAACATCTCTACCTCATCAGCATAATCCATTTGATTTTTTGGTTTTCTCTCAGCTGTTTTTATTCCGTGAAAGTAATTTTCAACTATTTCTTTTTGAGCTCTGTCTGCTAATAAATTAAACTCTTGAGGTGTTATATAACCTCTTTGTTCTTTATTAGCTAGAGCTAAAACCTTTTGATATACCGTGTCTATATTAACTGCCATTGTTATTTGTATTTATAAGGAAAGTGCTTATTTAACCACGCTTGACGCTTATCACATCCACACTCTTCATAACCCATAGCTTTAGTTGCTATTTCGGTTACTGATTTTAAACCTGTTACTTTTGTTATTTTTTCTATAGAATCTCCCAATCCTCTTGATTTCATAATAATATATATTTTACTATTATATAGTTACATAATAAAGTAAAAGGTTAGCATCTAAATAAAAATAGCCACTCCTTTCGGGTGGCTATTTCTATTAGCTAAAAGATTATTATTTTAATCTTTTTTCTATATTTGAATATATTTCCATACCTTCGTCGGTTTTAAACCAAGCAGCTAATGCTGAATATGGATGCTCATCAAATGGAACATTCATTAGTTTTCTATCGTTAGAACCCCAACTAAATGTTCGTTGATCTTGAGATAGCTTTAGTATTCCCATTTCAGTAGCTTTAATACCGAAAGTCCTAAGCATTACATTTTCGTCATTAACCAACTCTAAGAATAAAACTGGATTTTTCTTAGCGTACAACAAAAGATCTCTTTTAAGTTCTTTAGAACTCATTTCTGATACCTTAGAACCAAACTCAACTCTCATTACAGCTTCAGCCATATCTATCTCTAGTGATTGAGCAGCATTTAAAGCTTGTATTTCCACCTCTAATAAATCTATTTCATTTGCGGCTTCTTTTTGATAGTCTTTTTCATGAAACTTTTTGTTTCTATCTGGATGGTATATGGATAATATTTTTTGTAATACAACCTTATTTTTAGGAACATGTAAAACTCCATTCCTAAATATTACATGCTCTAATCTTTGATCACCTTTCATCTCATCAACAAAAGGGGTTCTTTGATTAGACGTAATTTTTATCTCTCTTTCATATCCTTTTTCTTCATCAAACCAATATATATTTGAAGATCTAATGCTATAACTCAAGGGAGTTAAGTTACCCCTTAAATAGTATTGTCTATCTTTTACTTCCCAGGTATCTTTTTTAGGTTCGGGTTTAATTTCCTTTTTTATCTTAGGAGTTTCAACCACCGGTTTTTCCATAACAACCGTTTCTTCAACCATAGGTTCTTCAACCTTAGTTTCTTTATTTTTCTTTGCCATAATATAATATAATAAAAATTAATAAAAAAAATAGGGCGGCGAACCGCCCTATCCTTAAATAAGTACTAGTTCAATAACATGAAGTTATTTGCACCTTGAACAACCAAACATCTTTCAGATAAATAATGTACATTCATCGAATCAATATCAGTTGTAGCAGCGCCACCAACTGAACCAGTAATCCATGTTTTCATTTTTCTGTTTTCAGTTTGACCTGCTCTATATCTAACATGTAGGAAAGGTCTTTTAAGGTTCTTTCCTAATTGCTGATCATAAACAGTACTAACACCAGCTGGAACCATTACACCTCTAATTGCGGTAGAAGATTCAACAGCACCACCTCTTGTAGCATTATCATTTAAGTATTTCCAGTCAGATTTGTAGAAGTCATAAGAACCTCTTCTAAATCCTGAGAAACCTAAATTTAACGCCATGTCCTCGTCGTTGTCGAATACTCCGTAAGAAGTACCTCCAGCCCCGTAAGAATTCATTGAAGCTAGCATGTCATCTACAGCTAGAGCAGTAGCTCTATTTACAAACATCATGTTTTCTTCAATAGCACCTTGTTTATCAAACTCAGCTAAAATCGCGTCAAACTCCGCTAAATCAGTAGCAGCGTTAACACCTGAGATACCAGAACTCATATTACCTCTATCCTCGATAGCGGCAAATAAACCTTCAGTACCTGGGTCAGTATTAGCTATAGTACCAGCGCCACCATCATATACAGAGTCATCGTGAATAGTAGAAGCCGCTAAAGCTCTAACAGATTCAACCATTGACATCTCTACATAATCACTAAAACGAGATCTAGTGTCCCCTTCTGCTTTTAAATACCATAAGTATCCACCTTGACCATCTTCACCAGAAATTTCAACCCAACCAATTTGAGAAGTATCAGATCCGTTGATTTGATAAAAATCTTTTAATATAATTGGTTTGTTTGTGAAACTCTTGTGAACAGGTTTGTTAGAACTTGTTTGTCCAGCGGTACCTTTTGCAAATTCAGATCCATATACCATTACAGTACAAGAACCATCAGAAAGGGAACCTGCTGCTGCATCTGACATAAGAGCTGCTTTATAAGGTAAAGCTACTATAGTAGCTGCGCCTGCTGTACGAGTTTTAACGTAACATTGTGTAGTTGCACCATCTCTAGAGCTTGATACCAATATAGTATCACCAACTCTAATACCGTGTCCGTTACCACCAGTATTACCATCTAAATCAGTACCAATAGTAATTTGGTTAGCTGACACATCTAGTGTACCATTGTAGCTTAAGTGTAATCTTCCTTGTTCCGACCAGATTACTTGGTCTGAAGTCATAGACTCCTCTGCTCCAACTTGAGCTAAGAAACCTGAAATAGTTCTGTTACCGAACACTTCAGCTTCTCTAGCCATTAAGTCAGGCAGGTATTGTTGCGCCCAACCTTCTGTACCTGATGCTGTAAAGTCAATATAATTACTAACTAACGTCATCTGAGTAGAAGTTGCAACACTGTTTAAATTATCTCCTGCAGTAATTGCCATAATAAATTTTTTTTAAATATTTTTAATTCTTTTTTCTAATCTTAAAAGATCTGTTTTTCATATCAGAAGCTGTATCACCTAAAACTCTATACTTAACACCACTCACATTAACCTCACCGTGAGTTTTACGAGGATTCATATTTATATTTTTATCTTTAGCAACTTGATTCTTAATAGCATCAGCTTTTCCTTGTTCATAAAAATGATTAGCAATAGCATCCGCGTTCATAGCCGTGAATAAAGACTTATGATAACCCTTAGCGTCTTCAATAGTTGAATCTTTACCAACAAATTTATTTACAAAATTATTAATATCGCTTTGAGTTGTTTTTACTTTATCAACATCCTTAACATTAAACCTATATCTTTTGTCTCCAACTTGATAATCAAAACCTTTGAAATCTTCGTTAAAAACCTTATCAGTTTTTTGTTGAAATGTTTTCTTACTTGCTTCAGATAATTTCTTCTGATTTTCAGATTCTTTATTGTGTCTATTAAAGAAATCAATAGCTTCTTGTTGTTCTTTGGTCAACTTTGACCCAGCTTTAATTTCTTCATAGTATTTAGACTTTTGCCCGTCTAGGTAGGCTCTAGCCTCGGCAACTTGCTCTTTAAGGGCTATTTTCTTTTTACGTATATCTCTAGGATCATCAACGCCCTCCTCGTAACCAAACGTGTCTTCTAATAAGAAGTTTCTTTCTTCTGGCGTTAAGTGAGATTTAGTTGCTCTATAGTATTCATCTAATACTTCAGAGTTATCCATTTCAGATATATCTCTATTTAAATTCACGTAGTCACTTAAATCACCACCTGTTTCTTCCATGAAATTTGCAAGTTTTTGCAGACTCTCAGGTAGTGGTTTATCTGTAGATTCGACTTCCACAACTTCAACTGTCTCATTAACCTCCTCTTCTTTAACCTCTTCTAAAACAGGAGTGTCGTCAGTTTTGTCAGTTTCTTCAACTTCCTCAGTATCCTCAGTAGTTTGTGTCTCTACGTCTTCATCGACTACGTCCACCTTTTCTTCTTCAGCGGGTTGTTGCTCAACCTCTTCGCTTTGTTCAGGTGGTGGTTGACTTAAATCTATTTTGATAACACTATCATCTCCAGCACTTTCAAACTTAGATTCATCTATTTTGTTTTCAACAACCTCTTCAGCGGGTTGTTCAGTTTGTTCTTCGGTTACTTCCTCGAGTAACTCTTTGTTTTCTTCTGCCATAATAAAATTTTATAAAATATTAAATATTAAAGACCAAATCTTTCCATATTTGATCCTCCTGTAATTATATCATTACCTGATGATTCAAAATTATTAACTGAATCACCTTGTTTTCTTTGCTCTATCATATTTCTTTGATGAGCAGCTTGTCTATCTACTCTCTGATCTTTCCTGTCTTCTCTCATAGATTCATCTTGAATCTTACCCTCTCTCTCAACTCCTTTTAATTGAGAATTTAATTCAAACTCAAGTTGCATTAATTCTTTTTTAACTTGAGCTTCTTCTTGTAGATATTGTATTTTTAATTGATTTTTAGTTTGCTCAAGTTGAGAATCTATCTGTGCTTTAGCTTGATTTTTTTGCATTTCAGCTTGTGCTGCTGCTTGCTGTTGCTGTTGGTTTGCTTGAGATTGAGCTTGGATATTTTTCTCTTTTAATTCTTGATCTCTTTGTATTTTCTTTTTTCTTTTAACCTTAAGAAGTTGATTTGCTAGTTTTACGTTTCTAACGTTTCTCAAATCAATAGCATCGTCTAAATCTAAAGTTTGTTGAGATAACGCAACCTGTATATTATTTTCTAATACAGCTTTTTCCTCTTCATCTGGCATTAGTTCTATAAATATACCAAAATCATAAAGATGAAGATTTTTTAATTCTTCTAACGTAGCAACATTATGAGCTCCAATAGCTTGAATAAAAGCATTTCTAGTTGGTGAGTATTCTATTATGTCAGATATTCTTAAAGATAGACATTCGGCTCCTTGAGCAGTTAAATACAGCATAGCATGCAATATGTGTCTAGTAGCTGTATTAGAATTGGCTGCAGCCATTTTTTGTATACCAACTAAAGAGTTTTTATCTGGCATACTACCATCTCTAGCTTCATTAAGCCCAGTTACATCTCTAATCATTTGTAAATAATAATTATAAGTTGTAATTAAACTTTGTATTTTATTTCCACCAGCCCCGTTTTGTATTTGTTGAATTGGGACCTTAGCAGGATTCATGTCACCTTCTGATGTAAAACTTCTACCAAGCACACTACCTGTTTGGAAAAACATATTTAAAGCTTCTTGTGGATTATAGTTTGTTCCATTACCTAGATCTATTTCAGCTAATCCGTCTACATCTAAGAAAACCCCATCAGGAACCATTCTAGCCATTACCTGTTGTAACTTTAAGTGCGTTAATTGAATCATATCAGCGAAACCCGTTATTCTACTAACTATAGATTCAATTCTACCTTTATACATTCTAGGTGCAACAATTTGATAAGACATTTTCACCCTACTGAAATCTGACTCACTTCTCATCATATTAGGAACCATTCTCCATCTTAACAATTTTTGACATCCTACAACATAGACACCTTCATATAAGCACTCGATAACTCTCTCAAGTTTACTATAATCTCCATCCATGTTTGCTGGTGGATTAAATGAATCATCTTTAGGTATAGCTTTTTCAGCACCCGTGGACATCTTCTTTAACTTGTATACATCGTTAGCATGAGTTTTGTAATTAAAATATAATACTTCTATTTTATTTTTATCACTATCACTATGTCTAGTTCTATTATATCTAGTTGTACCAGATTTATCTACTATTTCTTTTATATCTCCTTCTGTTAATTCAGGAAATTCTTTTACCAACTCATTTATTGGTATTTCTTTAACTTCTCCAACATAGTATATGTCATCAAAATATGGAGACTCAGTGTAGGAGTAAACTAAACTTGCTGGATCTACATATTCTATATTAGCACCATCTGTCCAATCAAATGTTGTTTTCGTGGCACCAATACCTATAGTTGTTATATCATATAAACATCTTTTTTTGACTAAATCATAATCACTACCTTCCATTAAAACATTTATAGCCTGTTCTTCTGCTAGTTCTATAGACTGCTTGTAATCAAGTTGCATGTGAAGTGCTAGTTCTTCTTCTGTGTCTGGTAAAGCCTCTTTATCGTTTTCATATAAATCAACATTAAAAGTAGCTTGAGCCACGTCGTTAAAATCTTTTGTACGCATATCGCGAAGCATTGATTCCATGTACTCTGTTCTCTTGCTAATACCGTAAGAGTCTTGAGAAAAACAATTAATTTCAAATGTTCTTTGAGCCATACCGTTAACAACAATATCTACAAATTTAGAAATAATTGGCACCGGTTTCCAATCTAAATTAAGATAAGATAAGTCACCGTTAATAGATAGTTCGTTTTTATATTTTTCTATAGACTGCTCGCCTCTAGCGTACAATCTTAATTTATGAAAAGTATTTATATTGTTTCCAAATTTATTATTTTCATCAAAAAACCATTCATTTTTTATTGCTTTTGCAACTTTTTCTCCATACTCATGGCTCATTTTTTCTATATCACTTACCGCTTGAGATGGAAAATTTATAACAGACTCTGTCATACTTTATTCTTTATTATTGTTGATTGAAATCCTTTATTATTATACTTAGATATATTGAGGTTTAAACTGGTTTTCTTTTTATCTGGATTTGGTCTATATAAGTGTCTATTGCAAGCCATTATAGCTAAACCAGAACTTATTGTAGCATCATGCTTTGTTCTTTTATTTATATCAAATTTAGACCAATCGTTTAGAGTTTCATTAAAGTACATATTACCATACGTGCCATCTTCAAGTAAACCAACGTGGTCATTGATATACATTTCAACTGCAGCTGCGTGAGCTTGTTTTATGTCTTCACTAGAATTAGGTATTCCACCTACTTCCTTTTCTGCTACAGATAATTTGTTCCAGATTTTATCTGGTCTATTCATACTAAAACCTCTATAACCTCTTCGTCTAAGATAGTATAAAAGTCTAGGTTTATTATTTTCTGCTAGTATTGGCATACCGTAAAATACTAACGACATTAATACGTCTTCAAAAAATATTTCAGCTGTTTGAGGTCTAGCTATATATTCTAAAAAGAACGTGTTAGCTGGAGCATCTTCCATAGAGAATTTAGTTAATCCATGTAAAGCTCCTTTTGATCCCATACCATCTACTGTCCCTGATATATCATACGAGTCACAGCCAAATGCACCCATGTGTTCATTACCCGGATATTTTGATCCATTCTTTATTATTACGTTGTTTTGCAACTTTTGTCCTGGAACCCAACTAACTTTAAATCTTCCGTTTGGATCTGGGTTAAAAGTAACTTGAGTATCCTTAACACCGTTGATCCATTGAAAATTACCCATCGTTAACACAGATGAGTTTCTATTGCCTTCATTGTAATCTATTTGCTCATATATTTTAACTAGATTAAATAAACTATTTCCAGTTTCATCTCTAAACGCGTGCTCTTCTGTTCTTGGAAACTGGCGATAAAATTCATTCAAAGCATCTTGATCGTCTTTAAGCCCATCAGCTTCGTTATTCCAGTGATCAACAACACCACAATCTATTTCTATTCCATGTGGATCAAATGTTTGTTTTGTAGGAGTATTAAATACAGGTTGTCCGTACTCGTCAATGAATCCTTCATAATTCCATTCCATAGGGATAAACAAAGAATATAATCCTGACTTAGTCTGTCCATTGCGGTTTCTTTTTGTGACATCTGAATTATAATATAAGTTTTTAAAATTATCACCTCCCTTGTCAAGAGCATTACTTGTTGACCCCATCATACACTTACCTATTATTCGACTACCTAGTCTTAAACAGGTTTTTGTAACCCTCCAGTTATTTTTTATATTATCAGGTTTCTCCCACTTACCACTCTCATCGTGTACTAACAGTGAAAGCTTTTCACCGTCATAACTATTATCACCCGTGTTTTTCCAATCTATAGTAGTGTCAAGACCTTCCATATCATCTTGCTCCTCTCGTTCCCTCATTTTTTTACGAGTAAACTTCTTAGCAGGAACCCTATATGCTAACTCTGATTTTGGACGGTCCATACCATCTTGTATAGGTTTAAAGAAAAATGGATAATTAATACTAATTGGTACTACTTTATCTGTAAACATCTTTTTTGCATCGGCACCAGTTTTAGATAATATACCAAATCTGCTATCACTAGCTAATGTAGCTTGATGAACTGTTTCTGCTGAGCTCATGAAAGAAAAACCAGATCGTCTATTCTTTAAGTAACACATTCCGTAACTTCTATTATCTGCTTTACAGGCCTCCCAGAATATAAAAAACAATCTGTTTGCTTCTCTAAAATCAGGAGCTCCAACATCAATCTTGCTCCATTGTAAATACATGTAATGTGTGCCAGTTATGTAGGTTGGTTCGCCGTTATTCATAAACCAAAAACCCTCTTCTCTTCTTCTAAACTCTTCGTCTATATATCCATAATGTTTTTCTTTAAAATCATCTGGATAGTCTTGCCAATCAAATACTGTTTTAATTCTTTTAAAATCAGGGTTCGCTGGAAATTGTTTCCATTTTTGCTCTGACTTTATTTTACTGCAAGAATATATTTCTTTAGGTTGTTTAGGTAAGGCTATTTGAAAACCTTGTATTTCTAACACCTCACCTATCATACCAGTTTTTGATATTACAACAATATCATTTTCTTTATTGTAGCCATACTCCCACTTCTTAGACTTATTAAGTCTCTTAATGGTGTTTGTTTTTACTGGTTCTATGACCCTGTATAATGTTTGTTGATACATTATTTAGATCTTCCTTCTGCGAATCCCTTAAAAACTGTTTTCTTTTCCTCTTCAATCGGCCTGCCTTCTAGCATGGCTTCCTCCTCGTGAATTCTGTTTAATATTTCAAATGCATCAAATATAGCTAACTTCTTTGTAGCTGCAGCATTTTTTAATCTATCTGCTGATATATCTTCGTCTGAATCAACTATTTCTTCTCTAGCAACTTTAATTAACTCTTCAACCGCTTTGTGCCCAGCTTGGATTATATTCTTCTTCGTTTCCTTGATATTCATATTTAATTGTAATAAATTTATTTAAAACTCTATATAATCTTTCCCCGTTTACAATAAACTCATATTCACTCACTGGATCAAAACCAACAAGTTCTTGTTTTTGAAAAGTTCCATCAGAGTATTTTATAATACCTATTAGTGGTTTTTCATTATTTAAGTTAAACTTATTAGTAGCTTTTAGTGGTTTCACAAAGCTAAAACCAGACATTGTTTTCCAAGTATCTTGATTATATAAAAATAGTTGATCTTCTGAAACTAAATATCTATTATCACCCATGTAAGACCTACTATTTCTTTCTCTACCTTTAACATCATGCCATCTTCTGAATACATTATGATGAACTATTACTTCATCACCCACTTTAATAGGTGATTGAAATAATAGTGGAGTAGCGATTACCTTTGCTAATCTATTTACATAGTGATGATTATAAATCTCTGTATTTAGTATTAATTCTTTATCATCAATTTTTTTAGAATTATTATAACGTTCACCTATGGGTGATACTATAAAATCTTTATAAGCTCTCATTAATACTCTAGATTGTATTCAACTGATATAGCCATATTTTTATTAAAATCTTTCCAAGGTATAACTACCTTTTCTTTTCTAATATAAATAGAATACTTATCTTCTTCTTCTATTATATCACAGATCTTATGACCTCCATAAACTTCCTGATTAACAGCATAATGCATAGAATCATTTTTATAGTCTTTACCTATTGTAATTTTTCTAATTATATTATTTTTCATTGTTGGCTCTTTGTACGTCTTCTACAGTTGTATTTTTAGGCCAATTAATAGTTCCATCATTTAAATTAATGTCGTAACTACCATACTCTCTCATTAATGTGTCTTGCATTAATGTTATTTTATCTTGAGAAACAGATAACTCGTGTAACATATTGTGCTTTTGAGTTTCCATTTTACCTATATTAAACTGAATTGTATTTATTCTATTTGCTATATCTTGAAGCTCTTTTAAGTGCTCATTAGATACTTTTTCTACTCTAGTCTTTAATTCGACTTCTTTTTCTTTATTTGCCATTTTATTTAATTTTATTTAATTATTAATTTTATTAATCAGGTCTATTCACTGTAGCGTTTACGCGTCTAAAGTAAACTATAGCGCCGGTTAAAGCCGCCGAAAACGGACCTATATTTATACTTAATCCTTCATCTTGAGTTCCACCTGATTTAGTAACTCCTATACTAACCTCTGTATAGGACGGATATGTAATAAATGGGGTGAAATTAGTGGATACAGCGTCAAAGCCACTTATCGTGGTTGATATTGACACAGCGGATCCATCTCCGGGGTCCCATTTATCATTTGCCGCACCAATCGCCATTTCATAGCTGAACGTAACAACATCCCCGTCTATTAAACCTCCATCTAATTCAGACGCGGAAAGTAAAGTACCCTGCCACGTGGTGCAACTGTCGGATAAACTCCCACTTAAATAAGCCACGTATACATGGTTGTCATTACTACGAGATCCGCCTGTTGCGTTAACAGAAACATCGCTAGAACTACAGGGATTAAAAAGCCAACCTTGTTCACTAGACAATTTATATTCGGAATCACTCATCATCCAATTACTAGCATAAGTAAATACTCCAGGACCTAAAACAGGACTACCATACATTAATCCACTTGATAAACCTAACATTAGTCTCCAAAGTAAGCTATTATCATACCGTCATTATCGTTCATTGACACAGAATCCCATCTCCCATAAATAGTAACTCCTTTCGGAAAAGTATTACTTGAGTCAATAGCCATACCACCAACCCCACTAAACCCTAGTTTGTTTGTTTTCTTAAACACAACAGTAGCGTTATTTCCTATAAAGGTTGTAGTGCTTCTGTTTATTTCTTTTGTATTATCTCCATTTGGATCTAAAGCTGTTACAGTTCCTAAGAAAACTCCTTCTTCTGTATAAAGCTTATCACCAATTTCTATATTATCACTATTACTTGTTCCAGCATTTTCTTGATCAAATTGCACTAGATTCGAACTAGATGCCCCATCTACTGTTCGAGTGTAGGCTCCACCACTATGAGCAGCACTTCCTATACTTGGATATGTATTAGTATCTTCAGTTGTCAAAGCACTGAGTTCTGTGTTGGCTAAAAACTGAATAGCTATAATTACTTGTCCTTCTGGAGGTACTATAGTATTAGCCGAAGCATCAACAAACGCACTCCCCCATTGCCCAAATCCATATTCAACCGTGTTGTGTTTGTACCCCATGTTTTAAGTTTTAGTATTCTAATCCAAGCATTAATTCTATTGGAGTTTTAAAACAGACTTCATCGTCATCAGCTAGTGTTGCCGCTACATTTGATGTTAATACTAATGTCGTGTGAGAACCATCATCAGATATAGTTGAAACTGTACCGATTGCTGCACCATCAGCTGCAACTAGTTCATCTCCAGGGGCGAACAATATATCACCAGCTGTACCATCGCAGTTTAAAGTAGCTGTTGCATCAGCGGTATATCCAGATCCATTATCTATTTCCATGCCTGTACCAAAATCTACTCCACCTTCAGCTGCTATACCAGCGACCCATATAGTTTGATAACCTTTGGTTGTTCCAGAATAATTTGGATCACCTTCTAATATTATAGGTGAGAAACCAGATATCATTCCGCCTGTTGCATCATCTTTGTCTTGCATTCCATCAGCAAGTATACTATATCCAACAAGCTCAGCGTCAGTACTTCTTGTCTCTGTTGCCGCCAAGAACTTATAACCTATAATATGTTTTCTAATTAAAACTGCATTAGCTACCGCTAGCGCTGAATTAGAAACTGGTAAAGCCGGAGGAGCGACTCCATCGATTGATTTAGCAAAAATAAGTGACATATTCTTGTCATTAGCGGCCGCACCGTTTGTTCCTTGTACTATGGCTGTTACCGATCTAATCGCACAACCACCTCTTGGAATTTCAAGTGCATGCCAATCGAACAGCACGTCACCTGCGGTATAAGCGGTAGCGTGTGCCGCTCCGTTAAATGCTGGTTTAAATCTTGCTAAATGAAATTTACTTTGTATTGCCATAATTTTTTATTTATTATTTTGTTGTTCATTCTTTTTTGACGATCCGCCGAAAAAGAAATCGACTATCGTGTTAACTTTAGCACTCATTGCGCCAAATATTGTTGATATAAAACTTATCTCAAATTCTCCTAAATCTAGATCACCCATCACAAAGTATCTAAACATAACAAAACTTAAACCAAAGTATGCTACCGTGAATAGTGTCGCAAGTATCTTTTGAATAAGCGCATCGTCTTTATACATATCGCGAGCGCTCTTTCTGTCTTCGACTTCTTTAGCGAAGGCTTCTGTTTCAGCCTCGAGCAATAAGCGTTTGAGAGCAAGCTTAGCTTCATCTCTCTCTTTGTCTGTTGTAATAACCTTGTCAAGTATTCCTTCTGCATTTTCAACTACTTTGCCGAATAAGCCACCAATTATGTTCTTTATCATCGTTCATTATCTTTTATCATATCATCGATAGACTTATTCATTACCTTATCGGTGTATGACTTGTTATTAAAAAACACACTCTTTTCTGACGTAGGTATATCTTCTTCTCCTAAGAGTATCCTATATATTCTACTAATTAAGTGTGAGCATTTAAAAGAGGTTTTGAATACAGAGTATTTGATGGTTGTTCTATTTCTGTGTCTCCAAGCTTCTATCCAACCATTCCTCCTTAATTTTTCCCAACGGTTCTTGTCCCAACTCATGGTGTATGTTCCGTCAATAAATTCATTTCTTGTAAAACGTCCCTTGCAATCTAAATAAATTAGTAATTCAAGATCCGCATCTGCTAACCCGTAAGTTTTACAGGCCCATTTTCTAACGAGCCTGTAATACTTAAGGATTTGTAAATCACGTAAATCGTGACTTGTTAATCTCAATTATTATGAATCAAGAGTTACTACTACTCCAAAAGATGCATCATCTTTTATAGTGTCTATATCTCCATAATAAACGCCATTATCCACGTCAGCAATAACCACTGTACCACTTGTGTGTGGACCAGAGTTTATAGCCTCTGCTATAGATCTAGCAATTAATTTAGATCTATGATACGATCCTGCTGTAGCGTGAGTATCAGCGTGTGTTATCTTAATGATATCTCCAACACCACCACCACCATCGACGTCACCCATTGGGCTATCGAAGTATATATAAGTGTTTGTTGCGTCATGTGGTTCTACACCTAAAAATCTAGATGCTGGATACATAGCCGCTTCCGTAGTTGCATCAGCGCCACCGCCTTCTGCAAAGTATAAATATTTTTCTGCCATTTTATAAAAATTTTATAAGTTATTAATTAAGCTATAGTACATCCAGTCACAAGACCATTAAATGCTTTGTGATAGGTTGCTGCTTGTCCGTTTGCTACATTAGCATCAGCTACTACTTGGAATCCAGTTGAATGTGGATGCGCGTTCATAATATCAGCTAAAGCATCTAACACAGCTTTTTGATTTCCATTAGTACAGTTAAGTGTAACTGCTTCTCTAGTTGCAGCACCTTCGATGTCTTGAAAATAAAGCACAACACCACCAGAAACTGGATCACAACCTAAGTAGCGATCAGCTGGTAACATCATAGCTTCATTTGTAGTTTCAACGTCGGCTTCTGCGAACCATAACATATTTTTTGCCATTTGTTTATATTTTTATGATTATTAATTAATTGATTTTGATTCTAAGTTTCTTGTTTATGGTTTATAGTTTATGTATAATCTACTTTAATAGATATTACACGTTTTTTAAGAATAGTAACTATTCTACTAGTACTATGTCTCTCATACGTATAACTCTGTATAATTCGTCGTTATATCCAATATCATGTCCAGCGTGCTTGTCATAAAAAATACTATCTCCTTTTTTTACTACTTCAACTAGATTTCCAACTGAAATTATATTAGCTTTCTTATAACGATTTGACTCATCTGTCTCATCTGTCAAAATTAGACCACTTACCTTCTTCGGTTCTTCTTTTATTATATCTAC